CACCTGATCTGCGGAGCCGTCGGTTTCCGGAAACTTCACCGGGAAGAAATTGACGTTGGAGAAGCCAAGGGCTGTCGCGGCCACCAACATGATGGCTGCGATCATGGCAATTACTCTTGTGCGTGTTGTCATTGTATTAGCCTCCTTTGGCGTCTGATTAACCTACCAACCGGGCGGCTAGTTCCGGATACAGCGTCTTGACACCATAGAGGATGTCAAGGCGGATGATTTCCTCGTCCTGGTCGATATCGTAGTCCTTGACTACCCGGATAGAGAGGTTGTTGAAGGTTTCCCTTGCGCCCCATGCGCCCTGGGGCATCTGGAGAGGAAGAACCACCAGGCCAAACGCATTCGGATGGAAAACCAGGTTCTGCGGATATCCGGTGCTTTCCGTCCCGAGCGGCGTGACCGCACCGTCATTGCTTGGGCTGGCCGAACAGGTCTTGTATGCGCCGGATACAGTGATAGTCGGCGATATGGGAAGTGTCAGCATATAACCGTCGCCGTCCGCCGTTGTCGCCGTGGTGACCACAAAGCGCCGGAGATAGCCGAGATCGGATCCGCTGACCGGGTTGACTGCGTTGCAGCCGGCCATCGTGATGATGTCGCCGTCTGTCAACGTGGCGACACTGGCCTGCCACCCGTCGGTGGCCACCGTTGCCCCGGTCTGCGAAGCGCCCCTGACAAGAGGTGTGGAGCTGGTGGTAAAGACGCCGGTGGTGTGGGTCTGGATGTTCTGGTCCATGTGCATACCCAGGTTGGCGATGGTGCCAAGATACCCTTTAGTCAGGATATCCGTTGCCTTCTTCTGGCTGAAGGTGCCTTTCAGGCCGTCTGCCAGGGACCAATTGGCGGCGGGGTTCACGACGGCGTTCCTGCCTGCCATCGGTGCCGCCTCGTCGTCCAGGTATCGCTGCGTGTCTCCCAGGTTGGCAAAGGTGGACGGCGTGGTGCCCGGTGTGCCGTTGTAGTTGTAGACATCCTGGTATAGAGCGCAGAGGTCCACATCCACGACATTGGCCAGGGCGTTTGCCGCCGGCTTGATGTACCGTTCGCTGTATTCCTCGATGGTCTGTGTCAGCTCAACAGAGCTGAATGCCCATGATACGTGCGCCTGGGTTGAGACCGTGAGGGTGTCGCTCGGCTCGTTCAGGTCGGTGTTGCTCCGGGCCTGAGCCTTGGTGGCGGTGAATTTGTTAGGTTTACGGATGGTCACGGTCTGGCCGACCTTCTTAAACTCCTTCTTATACTGCCGGTGGACCAGGTTTCCCATAACCATGCTGTTTTCCAGCATCGCCAATGCCTCTTTGGCGATGATCGTCGGTGTGATCAGGGTATTGCTTGAAGGCATTTTCTACTCCTTCGGCATCCCGCGCCGATCTAGACCGCGTGCTGCTCGGTATTCGGCATTGCCCATATCGCTCAGGTCCTTGTCTCCTACCGCAGTGCTTGTATTTACGGGCTTTCGCGGCGGGGGTGCGCCTGTTGTCTTTTTCGTTGGTGTGTCGGTTCCCTGTTGGAATTGTGCCTCGATGATGCCGATCTCGGCCGCCTGGCGGAGAGGTGGTAGTGCCGCTATCCTTGCCGCTTCTGCCGGATGCTTGCCAAGGTAGTAGGCGATGTCTACATCGTGTTCGGAATCCAGTAGCGTAACCAGCATATCTTGGGTGACCGTCAGATCCTTGGATCCGATGGTTTCCTCGAAGTCGTCGTGTCGCTGTGTGCCTTCTGCTATCATCTGATCCCGCTTGGTGAGGAAGGATGTATCCCCCTCGTCGGTATCGCCGCCCTCGTCGTCATCCGTTTTCGTCCCGGCTCTCTGCTCGTTCTTCCAATCGATCCGCGCATCTACGTAGTCGTCGTAGTTCTCGTAGTCTTCGACTTTCGGTTCCTCTGCCGGTGTCTCGCCTTTTTCCAGCTTGGCCTTCAGATCGGCGTTCTCCTTCCGGAGTTTTTCCGCTTCTTTCTCAGCGGCGTACTGTCGCCCGACCGCGCGGTTTATCCGTTTCTGGACCCCGGCCGGTGTCTTCTTCTCGTCGTCCGGCGCTTTACCCTCGCCGTCGGGTTTGGATTCCTTCTTCTCGTCGGCAGGCTTCACTTTTCCCGAATCGTCGCCTGGTTTCGTTTCGGTCTTTGCCGGATCCGCTTCGGGCTTGTGCTCGGCGCTTTCCGTATCGTCGGCTGCCGTTTTGCCGGCTTCCGGGTCTGAGGGTTGATAGGAGAAATTGTCCTTGTCCGGTGTGTCTATCTCTGTCGTGATTCCGCTCATTGCCGCCTCCTGGCGTGTAGGACCGGGATCTTGTCCCGTTTGATGGTGGGCAATAAAAAAGCGCCGGATTGCTATTGGTCTATAAGCCTGCTCCTGTTAATGGATCGCTGCTCCGCCCGGTCGATCTTTTTCATGGCGTCGTTTATCTTGTCGCCGGTGATGATCCGGTTCTTTTCTTCCAGCTCACCGTAGCGTTCCTTATACCTGGCAATGGACTCCTGGAGCGCCTGGATGATCCCTTCTCTCTCGATGCTGGCAGCTTCCAGAGTCTCGATCGCGCCCTTTGCGGCCTTCATCGCTTCTTCCTGCTTCCGGATCCGGGAAATCACACATACACAGATCTCCGTGTCGCAGTCGGGACACATATAATCGCTGTATCGCGCCGGCATCCGGACGACCTTCTTCCCTTCCTTCCGTTTGTCACGGCTTCGCTGGCCCTTACCCATTCAATCCCCCCCTGGCTCTCAGGGCTTCCAGTGTCTCGGCAACAATGCGTTGAGTGGCGGATTCGGTCTCAATCGCATCCCGTTCGGTCTCGGCCCGGATTTGCTCGGCCTTTGCTCTTTCGGTATCTATCTTCGCTTCCTTCTCCTGGGCTTCCAGGCTTTGGGCGTATTCAGCCACGGCCTGCTCGATCATCTGCTTTACCTGGGCCGGATCCAGGAGCTGGCCTGTCTTTTCGTCCAGCAGTTCGGGCGGGATGGTCCGTTTGAATCTCTCGCTGATCTCGGCAGCTCCCGGCCAGTCCTGGGCCTTGACATACAGGTCGGATATCATCTTGAAACTGTCCGGTACCTGGCTGATCATCTGGCCCATGCTCTCGGCTGCTTCGGCCCGTTGTGTGGAGAAGGACGGCCCGACCGTTACCGTAACATCGTACCGGCCGGCCGTCAGGTCATAGATTCGCGGAAGTCCATTCTCGTCAACATCCTGCTCTCCGGTTGCCGGATCGACATTCACACCGTTCACGGTGACTGGTTTGTCGGTGCCGTCCTCGTTGGTAACCTGTATTATTCGCTCGGTATCGTAGATGTCCGGTATCATGTGGACCAGGATCCTGCCGGCTTGGCGGATGCTTCTGGCCAGGTTGTCGATATAGGCGAAGGTGGCCACATCGCCTTCTTTCTGCCGGGCCAGGATTGCCTTGCCCGATGTCTCGTTTGATTTGGCTCCCAGGGACGCATCATATATGCCTGTTGTGGACTTGATCTCTCCGTCCGCGACGGCTGCCAGGTGTGCCTCTCCGCTAGGTATCTGTGCCGGCGACTCCTTCGCCGGTCTGCCGCCGGCCACGCGCTCGTCGGGCTCAAAGAGCATATAGGGGTAGTTCTTGCGGTGGGCGTTTTGCCAAACGGTTTCGTAAGGACCGATCATCTGCGCTGTGGCAAGATAGGGATGCTTCGGTGCCAGGGCGGTGATCTCGATCTCGGAGCTGCGGGAGTAGTTGTATGCCCGCTGCGGATCCTTGGCATGGCGGACCAGACCGCGCTTCTTGCGCTTGCCCCCCACATTCAACTCTTTGCCCCACACCGGCACTATCGGGATATAGCGACCGGGGATGTCCACCGGTCCTTCCAGGATCTCCAGGCCGCTGATCTTGTACCACTTGATCATAGGTACCGTGACCGTCCGCGTCTTGACCGGTTCCTCATCTTCACGGTCCTTGAACGTAATCGTGCCGTCCTGCCACAGATAGACAGTCCGGTCGTCATCCTCCTTCACGAAATACTCGGCAATCCGAACCGTGTCCTCTTTCGCCCAACCCTTCAGCGTGTCGTCGTCCAGATCCTCGTTGAATTCCAGCTCTTTCTTGCCTCGATGCTCGGACTTGAAGGAGTCTCTTGGTATGTCGCTTATGATGAAAGCGTAGCCGGCATCGGACCGGTCGTACTTCACGGCCTTCGGATCCCAAAGTACGGAGAAGGAGTTGTCTATCTTCGCAATCTCGATGTATTGCAGCGGCTCCAGATCCTGGTCGAACTCCCATTCGCTTTTTGCCGTTAAGATCTGGAAATGCCCCTCGCCGCAGGACGATGCGTGCTCAAAGGCGTGATCGTAGGCGATGTCGGCGAAGCTCGTCGCCTCGATGTTCCGGATCAGCCCTTCGATTATCTTCGCCGTTTCCGGATCCGCCTGGCTGTCTACCGGCTTGACCTTGATCGCCGGCCGATTCTGCCGCTGATCGCCCACCACCTGGTCCTGCTTCTCGGGCAGCTTGTTGATGGTCAGACACGGCCGGCCGTCGCCTTCGCGGTCAGTCCTTAGATCAGAATCCCACTGCTCGCCGTCAAGGAACTTCAGATCTTCCAGTGCCTTGTCGCGTTCTTCCTTCTCGGCTTCGTGGGCCAACTTCGCCCTTTTTCGGGCTGTCGCCATGAATTTGGTAAGGCTTTCTGCCATCAGCTTGCCATCCATCCGGTTGCTCGGGTCTGGTAGCGCCCTTCAGCCCTGCCCAGGGCGGTGTGATCAAACCTCATTTCCACCGGCGTTACCGCTTTCATCTGCGGATCCTCGATCCGGGAGAGCATATCCAATATGTCGTCATGCAGGCAGAACGGGTATATGGAGTATTCTTCATCGATAAAGATCCGGATCATATCCACTTCTTCGCCGGGCCGATCCCCGTAATTCTGCTTGCAGAACAACCTGTCGGGGAGCAGAAACTGGCCGTTTTCAAACTTCGGCACCAGCCGCTGGATCCGGTCCGGCTTCCCTGTCGGTCCGCCAAGGGGGGTTATGTGGAAGTATCCGCCTTCCTTCTTCATCTGCTGCTCGAAATACCATATATCGCTGTCCTTGCCGTACTTCTCGTATCCGACGCCCAGGATCCCAGGATGCCTCGCTCGCATATCCCTCAGCGCTTCCCATCTTTCGCCCAGGTTCAGCTTGTCTCTCAGGAGATCCAGGAGCAACCGATTGTTGGCCGTATCGATGCCTATCACGCCCATCGTGGTGTAGTCTGATTTCTTCTTCTTCTCGTTGGCGGGATCACACAGGAGATACTTGTTCATCGTTCCCGGAAGGGTGCCGTAGTACTTCAGCCAGGCCGGCTTCAGAACCTGATCCTCCGCCGCGATGGGCTTTAGGAGCTGCTGGCACGAGAACACGTAGGATCCCTGCTCTCTCAGCAACTCGGCCAGGCGTTCCTTGGATATCAGCACAGGCTCTCCGGTGGCCTTCCCATCGTCGGTGGCGGGGTACTCGCGCACCTTGTAGGTTTCTTTCTTCTTTAAGTGGCTGTAAAGGTCGGCAAAGTGATAGTGGGTACCGCAGACCCTTTTGGATCCGCCGTCGGTACCCAGGGATTGGGAAAGCTCGTATGCCTTTTGGGTCTTCAGGATCTGCTCGGGGTTCCCCACGCCGTCTTCGGTCACAACGTCGTCATACACCCGTTTGGTGAAGTGCTTCGATGTGGGCTGGCCGTCCACCAGGCCCCACGCCTCGATGGTGGATTCCTTAGGCTTGGTTTTTCGCTTCACCACCAGGCCGTCATCCTCTGACCACTTGGGGGCCTGCGCCTTGGGCTTGGCGTAGAAGACATCGGTGAACCATGATTTCAGCGGACAGTCGCCTTCCAGCGTGTTCTTGATTTCCCGCAGGAACCCCTTGGCAATAGGGCGAGTGTGGGAGAAGATCCCGATCCGCACTTCCGGATCCTCGACGATATCCTGTAGGTTTAGACCTAGATTGATGATCGTAGAGTTGTGTGTGGGGATATTGTTCTCGCCCACAACGTACTTTCCACCTTCGACCTGGATGCATTGTGCCGGGACTGCCTTGGTGCGCTTGACATCTGTAATGAACCAGTAGTTGTTCTGAGTCGCCTTTGATAGTCTGTCTCTATGCCGGCTCAGACAGAAGGGAGCAAGATGATCGTTGCCGACAAAGGTCACGCGATAGTAGAGATAGTCTTCCCCTTTGATTTGACAGCTATATGCGGCTACGTGGGCGACAATGCCGAATGTTCTCAGGAGCCTCCCCACGTCTTCGGCAAGCTGCCGGGATATGGTCGTATAGGCTAGGTTGTTTCTCTGCATTACAGATCCATCCGAGTCCATCAGCCCCTGAACCATGTCCTGTCTCTGAACCACAGAGGCCGAGAAGTACTCTTCAGGGATGTACTTTGTCCGGCTGTTGCACTCGTATAACCCCATTGATGACAAGGCACTGCCCAAACCATAGACCGTTCTTCTCTGCGTGTTTTCCCTGAGCGGCACGTGATCGTGAGATACTTCATATCCCTCTTTTCGGATACGATCCCAGAGCTCATCATTGGCGTTGGTTATGGTTGACCCTGAACCATCTCCGATCCACGCCCCGAGTGTGTATGGCATTATTGGCAATTCGGCGTGGCGGTACCTGAGCGGCTCAGAGTATTTGATCTTGATGAAACGAGGATTCTTGGCCCTCTTCGCACGTTCGGTGCGCTCCACCATCTCTTTGGTCATCACTAGGCGCTTGACCCACCCGATACGACCTTCCCCTAACCGCCGTCGGTCGAAATACTCAACATCCCATAGGTGTTGGCTCGTGGCCCTTATCCTCTCTGTGCATGACCTCTGAGAGTTTTGAAACTCAAGCTCGTACATTTCGGGGTCCATCATGGTTCCTGTTACAGCAAGTACCATGACAGGCTCTCCCGATGGAGAAAACACATAATCCCCGGGCCTTATGTCGCCATGCGTCCTTACCCCATCGGGCGTGAGTATCTGTGTATTATTGGACACGGCTTTGTAGTGTTCTCTAGCCCACAAGTCCAGCGTGTCGTCGTGGACGCTCTCGACTTCCCGGATCCGGTTCACGATCCAGGGCTTATTGACATCGACCCGTTCCAGGCCGAAATAGAGAAGGAAGAAAAGGTCGTCCTTGCACAGATCCCGGTAGGTATCGGTCGCGTCCAGTTTGCCGGCTGCGATATCGGCAAAGATCGCATCGTAATCATGCTTGTAATCAGCGCCCTCTACCGGTACGAATTCAACCATCGCGCCCTTCCGCTTCCTGCTTACTGCTCATAATATCGTCCAGTTGCTTTTTGTACTTGCTCAGATCAACCGGATGCCGCTTTTCGCCATCGTCGCCGCCGTCGGCCCCGACAAAGCGCAGCGTTGTCTTGATCAGTTCGTGTAGCTTGTCATCCAGGGTCATTAGGGTCTTGAGGTCGTAGACTATGACACCGTTTGGGGATATTTCCGCAACCACCTTCCCTGTTAGGACTCCCAGGCACGTATTGCGGAAGCTAAGATAGTCCTGCTTCATCATCTTGAGCATATCGAGATCACCGGTCAGCTCGGCCTTGACGTACTCCGTTATGACCTGATCGGCCGCTTCCTTGCGCTCGACCCTCACCTTCTTGAGATACCGGGAAACAGCGGACTGGCTGATGTTGTCGCCTTCCAGCTCTCCGCTGACGATATCGGCTATCTCCTGGGTCGGCTTTCCCTGCCCCTGCAACGCCAGGATCCTGTCAGTTAGACCGTACTTCTCGATTTTGTTGATAGTACTCATATGAATTAGGATGGCCCTCTGGCCGCCTCGCGTTCGACCAGAGGGCGCTTGAAAGGAGAAATATGGCTGACCACGCCATTGGCCCTATATACCACGGCTTCTTTTGGCGGGATTTGGGGCGGGACGATACGTGACATCCCATATATGGTGCCTTATGGAACGATATGTGACACAAAAAAACTCTTGACAATGGTTCAGCTCGCCTTCTTTACCCGGAAGAACCTGTCAAGATCATCCTTGTGGCTGCACCACGTCTTCCCCACCTTCTTGACCGGCATCCCTTCTTCCTTCAGCCGATAGAAGGTGCTGTGGCTGATGTCCAGGTACTGGCAAATGGCCCGGCGCCCCACCAGTGCTTTGGTTTCACTCTCCATCGTTTCCGTCCTCTGCTCTAATGGCTTCAAGAAGCTCGGCTGCCGGATATAGCTCATATCCCAGGTCGCAGTTTTCCAGAGCCATCTCACCAACAAGCATTTCCTTGTTGATTCCATGCGTGTCCAGGATCGCCCTAACCAATCCGTTCATCCGTGGTAACTTCTCGTATTCCATTCGACCCTCCGGAAAAAATGCTGCATCGCTGTAAAAATCTCACACGCCAGGGCTGTATCTCAATTTATGATTCGACCCGGGGGCAAACGCGCGATTTCCAAAGGGGTCGGGGGGGGTCTTGGCAGATACCGGCCACCTCGTTGTATGGATTGGGCCATCTCGCTACCTATTATAGTTCCGGCTAATCGCTGCTAATCGCCATGTTCGGATCCAGGTTACGGTCCGAAAAGTTTACATATTTAAATCTTATCAGACCCAAGCTCGACCTGGCCGTCGAGCTGCCGGCAGTTATCTGCCGATATCGAGAGATCCCGTATCTCCAAAACAGGCCACTTGCCCACTTGTGGTACTAACCGATATTTGGCCCTAATCAGGTATTTTGCCACCAGATCACCTGTAATCCGGATCCGGCCGGATCCGGTTGCCTGCCGATACCAGGAAAGAGCAGCATCGGGCAGATAAACCGGGATATTCACAATTCGACCCATCTTATCGCCTTCTCTCTGCCGTAGACCTGGAGATCCACGTGGGTACCTTTAAAGGTGTCGAGCAGATCTTTGGCCCACTGCTGATGATACCGGCACACGCCGATGGCCACACGCACACCAACCAGGTTGCGGACCATTAGATGCGTTGGTGGCCGGCAGCAGCCCCGATGCCGGCATCGATCCGGCTTGCGCTTTTCCATGTCTCCGCCTCTCTCTCCCCCCATCTGCAATTAAACCGCCCAGACCTTGTGAGAGCTTGTGCCTCGATGTGACTTGCATTGCCCGGATCCCAGGCCGAGACCTGGCTTTATCC